GCTAAAGCTATTAGCTCATGATGAAAGTGGTAAATGGGAGAGACCTGATAATATATTAAACAACTGGAGAGTTACAAAAACTACATTAAGACTAGGATCTAAAATCGTAGGTAAATGTATGATGGGCTCAACATCAAACGCATTAGACAAAGGTGGAAACAACTTTAAAAAACTATACAACAATTCAGAAGTTACAAGAAGAAATAGAAACGGGCAAACATCTTCTGGCCTCTACTCTCTTTTCATCCCTATGGAATGGAACTACGAAGGATTCATGGATACTTATGGATTTCCTGTCTTCCTTAGACAAAAAAATACAGTCAAAGGAGTTGATGGTGTTGAAATTACAACAGGAGTCATCGAGCATTGGGAAAATGAAGTCGACGGATTAAGAGATGATTCAGATAGTTTAAACGAATATTATAGACAATTTCCAAGAACTGAACAACACGCTTTTAGAGATGAAGCCAAAAACAGCTTATTTAATTTAACTAAAATCTACCAACAGGTAGATTACAATGAAGAAATGTTAAATAACAAAGTTGTAACTAAAGGAAGTTTTATATGGGAAAATGGTATTAAAGATACAAGAGTTTCTTTTGTACCTAACAAAGATGGTAGGTTTTTAATATCTTGGGTGCCACAAGTAGAGTTACAAAACAGAGTTTTATTTAAAAACGGATTTAAATGGCCTGCTAATGATCATATTGGAGCTTTTGGGTGTGATAGCTACGATATTAGTGGAACTGTTGATGGTAAAGGTTCTAATGGATCTTTACATGGGTTAACTAAGTTCAGTATGGAAGATGCGCCGCCTAATCATTTCTTCTTGGAGTATATATCAAGACCACAGACGGCTGAGATATTTTTTGAAGATGTTTTAATGGCCTGTATATTTTATGGCATGCCTATATTAGCTGAAAATAACAAACCAAGATTATTATATTATTTTAAAAGAAGAGGCTATAGAGGCTATTCTATGAATCGTCCTGATAAAATATGGAACAAGTTGTCTACGACTGAAAAAGAGATAGGTGGTATACCTAACTCAAGTGAAGATATTAAGCAAGCACATGCTGCTGCAATAGAAAGTTATATAGAAGAAAACGTTGGTTATTCAGAAGAAAAAACCGGTGATATGTACTTTCAGAAAACATTAGAAGACTGGGCTAGATTTGATATAAACAATAGAACAAAGCATGATGCTTCAATAAGTTCTGGTTTAGCTATTATGGCTTGTAACAAAAACAAGTACAGACCTAACCCCCACATAATTAAAGGTAAGGTAGATCTAGGTATAAAAAAATACAACAACGATGATATTATTTCTAAAATCAACAAATAAATGCAAATAAAGACTTATAACGGCAGTTCTTTCCCTGATCAGGTGGTACCTGAGGAGGTAAAAGCTTCTATTGAATACGGTAGGCAAGTTGGTAGAGCGATCGAAGGTGATTGGTTTAGTGGCACTAGATCTGGAACGTCAGGAAGATATAATACTAATTATAACAATTTTAGAAACTTAAGACTATACGCTAGAGGTGAACAATCTGTTCAGAAATACAAAGATGAACTAGCTATTAATGGCGATTTGTCTTATTTAAATTTAGACTGGAAACCTGTTCCTATCATACCTAAGTTTGTAGATATAGTTGTAAATGGTATGGATAGTAAGCTATATGAAGTTAAAGCTTTTGCTCAAGACCCTGCATCATTAAAACAAAGAACTAGATATGCTGAGATAATAATGAGAGATATGCAAGCTCAAGAGTTAATAAATCAGATAAAAGATGTCACCGGTATGGACATGTACTCTACTTCTAATCCTGAAGATCTTCCACAAAGTAAAGAAGAACTAGACGTGCACATGCAATTAACTTATAAGCAATCTATAGAGATAGCAGAGGAAGAAGCTATAAATAACACGCTTGAGTTCAACAAGTACGACTTAACAAAAAGAAGAATGTCTGAGGACTTAGTAGTGTTAGGTATTGGAGCTGTTAAAACTAGTTTTAACTTATCAGAAGGTGTTACAATTGATTATGTAGATCCAGCTAATTTAGTTTATTCATACACTCAAGATCCTAACTTTCAAGATATATGGTATGTAGGAGAAGTTAAATACATTAGTTTAAGTGAGATTAAAAAAGAGTTTCCACATTTAACTGAAGAAGAATTAGAAACAATACAGCAATATCCAGGCAGCAAAAGTTACAACTATCAATTTAATGGTAGAAACGATGGTAATAGTATAGCTGTATTATACTTTGAATACAAAACCTATCAAGATCAAGTGTTTAAAATAAAAGAAACAGCGACAGGATTAGAAAAAGCTTTACAAAAGAAAGATACTTTTAATCCACCTGAAAACGACAACTTTGATAGGGTTTCAAGATCTATTGAAGTACTTTATTCAGGCGCTAAGATACTAGGTCATGAAATGATGCTTAAGTGGGAATTAGCTAGAAACATGACTAGACCTGATTCCAACTTAGTAAAAGTAAACATGAGTTACAATATCTGTGCTCCTAAAATGTATAAGGGTCGTATAGAGTCTTTAGTAGGTAGAATGACTGGCTTTGCTGACATGATACAACTAACACACTTAAAACTACAACAAGTGTTAGCTAGAACAGTTCCTGATGGTGTCTACTTAGATGTAGATGGACTAGCGGAAGTGGATTTAGGTAATGGAACTAATTATAATCCAGCAGAAGCATTGAATATGTATTTTCAAACTGGTAGTATATTAGGTAGATCAATGAACCAAGATGGTGGCATGAACTCCGGCAGAGTGCCAATACAGGAGTTACAAACTGGATCTGGTGGAGCTAAAATGCAAAGCTTAATACAGACTTATCAATATTACCTACAAATGATAAGAGACGTTACAGGCTTAAATGAAGCTAGAGATGGTAGTGTTCCTAACTCTGATTCTCTAGTTGGCTTGCAGAAGTTAGCAGCGGCTAACTCAAATACAGCTACTAAGCACATCGTTCAAGCAGCTCTTTACTTGTCAGCTAGAACATGCGAGAATATATGCTTAAGAATATCTGATGCGTTAGAGTATCCTTTAACTAAAGAAGCTTTAAGATCTAGTATAAGTGCTTATAATGTAGGAACTTTAGAAGATATGTACAGGTTGAATATGTTTGAGTTTGGTATATACTTGGAAATGGTTCCAGATGAAGAGGAGAAACAAATGCTTGAGAAGAATATACAAATAGCTTTGCAGTCTCAATCTATAAACCTAGAAGATGCTATAGAAATAAGAGATATAAGAAATCTTAAGCTAGCTAATCAAGTTCTTAAAATTAAAAGACGTAAAAAAGCAGAGCAAGATCAAGCTGCGTCTCAAGCTAATATTCAGGCACAAGCAAATGCAAATGCAGAGGCCTCAGAGAGATCTGCTTTAGCTGAGATGCAAAAACAACAAGCTTTAGCTGAAACAACTTTACAGATAGAAAAAGGTAAGTCTGAGTTTGATATAAATAAAGCTAGACAAGAAGGTCAAATAAAAAGAGAGTTAATGCAAGCTCAGTTTGAGTTTGATAAGCAGTTAAAACAAATGGAAATCGATAGATTAGCTACTAAAGAAGAGTTAATTGAAGATAGAAAAGATAAAAGAACTAAGATTGAGGGAACTCAACAAAGTGAAATGATAAATCAAAGAAATTTGAATTTACCACCTATAGATTTTTCTACGGGTGACCAATCAGATGATTCTATACCACAAGGTATATTATCATAATTATTAATTATTATATTATATTATGTCAGAAGAAATAAAAGAAACAGCTGGCGGCGAGTTGACTCAAGGTGAGTTTAAAATAAAAAAAGCACCTAAAAAGTTAATCAACAAAGAGCCTTCAGTTAAAATAGATTTAAGTAAACCTAAAGAAGTTGTAGAAGAAGCTATAACAAAAATAGATTTATCTGAAGAAAAAGAAGAACAACCTGTTGTTAAAGAAAAAGAAGCTCCAGTTATCCAAGAGATTAAAGAAGCTGAAGAAGTAAAAGAAGAAGTTAAAGAAATAACTAAGGAATACAAGGAAGCTGTTAGAGACGAGCAAGTTATAGGTAAACCACTACCTGAAAACGTAGAAAAGCTAGTTTCATTTATGGAAGATACAGGTGGAAACATAGATGACTATGTAAGATTAAATACAGACTATTCTAAAGTTGATGACGATTCTTTACTAAGAGAATATTATAAAAACACTAAACCACATCTTGATCATGAAGAAATATCTTTTATAATGGAAGATAATTTTAAAATTGATGAAGATTTGGATGAAGAGCGAGACATAAAGAAAAAGAAACTTGCCTTTAAAGAAGAAATTGCTAAAGCCAAAAGCTTTTTGGAAGAAACCAAGAGTAAATACTACGACGAGATCAAGTTGAGACCGGGCGTAACTCAGGAACAACAAAAAGCTACTGACTTTTTCAATAGATACAACGAAAACCAAAAACTAAAAGCAGACAAGCATAAACAGTTCGTTGATAAAACTAAAGATTATTTTACTAAGGATTTCAAAGGTTTTGAGTTTAACTTAGGAGATAGTAAATTTAAATATAATATCAATAATACTGAAGAGGTGATTGATCAACAGTCTGATCTAGCAAAGTTCGTAGGGAAGTTCCTAGACGAGCAAGGTAGAATAGAAGATCACGAAGGTTACCATAAAGCTATGTATGCTGCTAGAAACGCTGACACAATTGCTAAACATTTTTATGAACAAGGTAAATCCGATGGAATTAAAAATATAGTTAATAAATCTAAGAATATAGAAACAGCTTCACGTCCACAAAACAGTGAGGATTTATTTATAAACGGATTTAAAGTGAAAGCTATTTCTGGAGTTGACAGTGCTAAGTTGAAAATAAAAACAAAACAAAAATAAAAACTAAAAACTATATAAATGAGTTTATCTGGAGGGAGTTTCCCAGCGTCAATAGTGCCAGCGCAAAAGAAAATGGCATTAGAAACTAATTTCCTAGAGTTCAATACTGGATCTGGAAAGGATTTCGCACAACAATATCTACCTGAGCTTTACGAAGCTGAAGTAGAAAGATACGGAAACAGAACTTTGTCTGGTTTCTTGAGAATGGTAGGAGCTGAAATGCCTATGACTTCTGATCAAGTTATTTGGTCTGAACAAAATAGACTTCACGTTGCTTACAAAGGTTTAGCTGCTAACATCACAGTAGCTGGAGCTCCAAATGTAGGAGAATTCACTATCACACCTTCGTTAGTAGGAACAGGTCTTGGTGATACAAACCAAACTAAGCATGCTATTAGAGCTAACCAAACGGTATTGATCTCTGATCAAGCTACTGGTTTAGTAACTGCTAAATTGCTAGTTACATCTGTAACTGATACTACTATTGTATGTTCTTTATATGGCGGCAATGTATTGTCTCCTGGTTTAGTAGGTACGCAAAACGTAAACATATTTGTTTATGGTGCTGAATTTAAAAAAGGTACTAATGGAATGCAAGGTTCTATAGAGCCAAACTTCACTCAATATGCTAATAGACCTGTAATTATCAAAGATACTTACGAAATCAATGGTTCTGATACTGCTCAAATTGGGTGGGTTGAAGTTGCTACTGAAGACGGTACTTCTGGATACTTATGGTATTTGAAAGCTGAGTCTGAAACTAGACTACGTTTTGAAGATTATCTTGAAATGATGATGGTTGAAGGTGAAGATGCTAAAACTTCTGCCGGTGCTGATACTCACTTGAGTGCTGCTGGATATGAAGGTTCACAAGGTATGTTTGCGGCTATCGAAGATAGAGGTAATGTTTATTCTGGTTTTGCTGGAGCTGCTGCTCCTGGAGCTGGTGCTTTAGGTGATTTCGATGAAATCCTTAAAAACCTAGACAAGCAAGGTGCTATTGAAGAAAACATGTTATTTTTATCAAGATCTACTGCTCTTGACTTTGATGATATGATCGCTGCTATGGCGGGTGGAGGTTTTGCTTCTACTGCTGCTGCTTCTTATGGTTTATTCGATAACGAAGCTGAAATGGCACTTAATTTTGGATTTTCAGGATTTAGAAGAGGTTCTTATGACTTTTATAAAACTGACTGGAAATATCTAAATGACGCATCTACAAGAGGATTAGACAAAGAGATTGATGGTGTTTTAGTTCCTGCTGGAACTTCTACAGTATACGATCAAATGTTAGGTTCTAATATTAGACGTCCTTTCTTGCATGTAAGATATAGAGCTTCAGAAACTGAAGATAGAAGATTCAAAAACTGGATTACTGGTTCAGTTGGAGGAGCTTATACTTCTGATTTAGATGCTATGACTGTAAACTTCTTATCTGAAAGATGTTTAGTAACTCAAGCTGCTAATAACTTCGTGTTATTCAAAGGAGCTTAATTAATTATTAACATTTAAAAAATAAGAAAATGGGATATGTAAAATTGTTAAAAGCTGACGCAAAATTTGATTTGCTATCAGCTGACAACGTAGGTTCAGTTAAAGTAACTGGTGGTGACATTATAGTTGAATATCTTTCGGGATTTAAAGTAACTATTGATGGAGCTGGTACTTTAGTACAGAAAGACGTTGATTTAATAATCGATGCTATGGATAAAATAAATGGAGCTTCTGGCCCAGGTATTTTCCCAGCAGCATTAAGTGGATTAATTGCGGGTACAGATGTAGCTGCAGTAAGCTAGTTAACAAAATAATAAGATCCCGTTTCGGCGGGGTCTTTTTTAATTATTATATTATATTATATTATGGAAAAAACAAAGAAAAAACCTGCAGCAAAAGCTGTAGAAACAGTTGAAAAAACTGTTGAAACTCCTAAAGTTGTAAAACCAACTTGGGAATATAAAGATAGAAATTATTATCTTTTAGGAAACAAAAATCCTTTAACTTATACTCTACCTAGTAGGCATAACTCTAGATACCCTTTGGTAACATTTGATGAAAAAGTAGGTTACGAAAGAGAATTAAGATATGCAACTAATCAAAAAAGTATATTTGTAGATGAACAAGAAGGTCAAATAACTTTAAAACATATTGTTTTTGAAAACGGCCATTTAATGGTTCCTAAAGAAAAAAGAAATTTACAAGAGTTCTTACATAGACATCCTCATTCTAATTTAATTTTTGCAGAATATGATAGAATTGAAGTAGCTAAAGATGATGTACAAGATTTAGAACTTGAATTGATAGCTATGAATGCGGCTATGGATATGGAAGTTGATTTTGCCGAAGCTATATTAAGAGTCGAACTTGGAACTAAAGTTAGTAAAATGAGCTCTAAAGAGTTAAAAAGAGATTTACTACTTTTTGCTAGAAAAAATCCATCTTTATTTATAGAATTAGCTAATGACGAAAACGTACAACTTAGAAACTTTGCTATTATAGCTACTGAGTCTAATATAATTAAACTTTCAAGTGATAATAGAACATTTACTTGGGCTAGCAATAACAGAAAGTTAATGAACGTACCTTTTGATGAAAATCCATACTCAGCAATAGCTGCTTGGTTTAAAACCGATGAAGGACTTGAGGTTTATAGATCTATTGAGAAAAAAATAAAATAACAAGTGATAATATAATAGGGTGGTTTACGCCACCCTTTTTTTTTAAAAATATTAAAATGGCATTAAACGTAAACACGGTATATACAACAGTATTAAGTATTCTTAATAAAGAACAACGTGGGTATTTAACTCCTTATGAGTTTAATCAAATAGCTACTCAAGTTCAATTAGAGATATTTGAAAAGTTCTTTGAGGACTATAACCAATATATACGCATGCCTAAAACAGATGTAGAGTTTGCTTCTAGAATGGATCACATTAGAGAGGAGTTTCAAGTATTTGAAGAAACAGATTTTGCAGACAATACTAATCCACCAACCTCTAACGTTTACGACCAACCCGCTGGCTTGCATAGATTTGGTTCTGTAACATACAATAAAGGTGTTGGATCTCCTGAGATAGAAATAGTAAGCGCTAGAGAATACAAGCAACAAACACTATCTCCACTAACTAAACCTAGTAAGAACTTTCCTATTGCTAAATATCAAAACAACAAAATAACAGTATACCCAGAGGTAACAAGTGTCTATGTCAGTTCTGATG